AGTGAGATGTCCAAATGCAATATGTAGCAATTCATGTTTAAGTAAACCAAGCTTGTGGTCATCACTAAGAGATTCCCAAAACTCAGGATTAATAGCAAGCTGATAATTAATATTATTCTTACTTACACCTGCTGTAGGAACCTTTTGACCCCAGACTTTATTTAGAGCAATAAGAAAGAACCCATAAAAGGGCTCTTTCAGCATCAACTCTTTTGCAATTTTACTAAGACTCTGTTGTTTGTCCATCATCTTTAAATTTAATATCAATTTCAAATTTGTCAGTAGGATAGCCAATAGACTCTAACATCCTTGACATATCCCTAATAAAGAATTCCATAAATAGCTCAACCGAAGCTTTAGAACCTTTGTGTTTTGTAATCAGACTTAAAGTCTTAGGACTACTAAGTGGTACTTCACTTACAAATGTATTTTGGAGTCTCATTGCTATTTTATTACAGTTTGCTAACCAATTACTCATACTATGCCCACTAAACTTATAGAGAACTAATAGTTCTCCTATATACTTATTATAATCAACATTCTTCAAGGATTCAAATGCTATAAGATGATTATCTGCATCTTCAGATTGTAACATCATAAGTAAGTTCCTTGTTTCTTCTTTACTAAAAATCATCTTTGCCATCAGTCTTCAATTTTTAATGTTTTTATTGCCCACATATGTGGTTTACCAGATTCAATCATATCTACCCACTCTTTTGCAGTAGGGATGTAATTATTACAATCTTCCTTGACATGCTGCTCACCAACATATCTTACATATACATCTTTGCCGTCAGAGTTGGTAATTACCATACCAAATCTTTGCTCACATTCAAATATACCTTCTGAATGATGTCTAAACATTCTGTGCATACTATGACCTACCCAGGCCTTAGTTTCATCAAACCAGTTATGTATTGCTAGATAATCTACAGGAGACCCTCCAAACTTCTTAGCTGATGACTTTGCATGTTGCCAAGGATGTGCCATTATTCTTCTTCTACTTTATCTAACAAACTACCATCATGAAAATAATCTTCAGTCTCAGTAATTCTTACATGATTATTAATAATATACTTTCCTGAAGGAACACAAATACCAACTTCACCCCAACCACCTTCATTATTCCACCAATCTTCTACATCATTAAGAAGTTTTTCTTCAACAAATGATTCAATTGTATAATAAGCATCTTGATCAAATTTTGCTAGGTTGCACTCATCTGCCCAATCATCTACCTTATCATGTACATCTTCTGGAGTTTCACAAGGTTCTTTTGTATAACCTATCCATTCTATGGAACCAGAGTCTCCTCCACCATCATATTTTACTTTAACACCTGTAATACCAAAATCAGCCAACCTAAATAGGAGGCTTGTTAATTCTAATTCTGTCATAATTATTTTATTTTACCTTAAAGAAGCGGCCCAGTATATTACCATTCAAATACTCATCTTTTTCAAGAACCTCTCTTAAAAACTGATACTTAGTTTCAAAATATGTGAGTTCCATCTTGGAAAAACATATCCTAACCATATACCTTTTAATTGGTATACCAGCTTTGTGAGCTTCTTTAAGAACTGCATTACTACTATAGTAGTTTTGATAACTAGCCTTAGAAACAGTCTCATATTTCTTGTTTCTTTTATCAGTCATCTGAGCAACAGCTCTTTTACCAAACTTCTTCTTTGTGGTAGAGTAAAAATTCTTCTTACCTACATACCTTACAGACTTACCATCAATAATGGCTTCCATCTCATACACAAATCCTACAGCTCCTTCAGGAATCATACTGTTAGTAAAGTCTTTACCTTGATATACCCAACTCATTTGTGTCTGTATCTTTTCATGTCCCAATCTGCTACAGTGTTTACCATAGTAGCTAATATATTTGTTGCTTCTTGCATAGATCTTGCTTCAAAACTTAATCTAGCTTTTGTTATTCTATGTCTAAAAACATAATCATACATTGGATTTTTCATAATGCTTGTTTTAATAGTGGAAATAATACTTCTTTTACTTTATCTATACCATGTACCTTGACTGAATCTGAAAGATCTTTCTCCATAGGCAGCAGTATATAGCTAAATCCGTACATATCAGAATATCTTTGAGCAGCTTTAATCCCAGGCTCATCATTGTCAAACAACACAACTATCTTATGATACTTGAGTTTTAGTTCTCCAATAGCCTTTTCTCCAATCATAGTATTCTCACTGTCTGGAGCAATAGCTTCAATATTACTAATGCCTAGTTTATTGAAAGTCATGAGATCCTTAAGTGAAGATGTAATAATAAGATACTTGCAATCATATCTCAACTGATCTGTGCCCTGAATATAGTTTTCTACCTTGATAAACTTCTTCTGAGTACTCTTTGGCATATATATCTTATACAAGCTACCATCATTTCTAAAATATCCATAAGTATGGGACTTTCTAAATGTGTGTGAAGTTATACTACCATCCTGTTCAGTTTTGCTCATAGTAAAGAAAGCCAAAGGAACTACATTATATCTATCAAGTATTCCAGACCCAATCTTAAAACCCATCCAATAAGTCTGATCAAAGTTATTCCAGTGTCTCATCTCATAATCTACTACTCTATACTTATCATGAAACATAGCAGCCTCAGGAGTATATGTAGTGTTATCTTTAAGATACTGTTGATACTCAAGAAGTATTTTATTTGTAGCTTGTCCTCTTGTAGACATGTTAAACAAATGCTTTACCAACTCAATGCAATCTCCCTGATAACCAGATGAAAAGTCCTTGAATTTATAGAATCCAGAGGCTACATCAAAATAAACAAACATGGATGGAACTTTATCCTTGGCATTAAATGCAGATAGCATTTTTACATCTTGACCTGTTAGTTTTTCCTTTAGGTTAAGATAATATTCAAAGACCCATTCTCTGGGGACTTGTTCTAAATCAGTAATTAAATTCTTTGTTGAAATCATACTACCTAGTTTAAAAATTAAGGGGAAGCCATTTCTAACTCCCCCTATAACTTATTAGTCTAGGCTGAAGTCAGAAGATGTTTTAGTTGGAGTTGTAAAATCATCATCATCCCCAAAGCTTTTTACTTCTTTTGTCTCTAATTTTTTCAAATGTTTGGATTCATCAAAAGTAATAACTTTTCCTTCCTCTACCTCACCATAAGCATACTTTTTATTTTCTGCTTTTGGTAACCACATATCATAATTAGTATATCCAGATTTACCTTCATATTCTCTACCAGCAATACAGAACTCAAGAAACTTATCTTTGATAGGTGCAGTAGCATTAAATGCTTCTACAAAGTCTTCAATAGTGTCATGCTTACCATCTTGTTCAGTAAACCACTCATTAATTCCTGCAGTTTTACACAAACCTTGTAGAAAAATCAAGATAGATCTATCTCTCTGAATCTTGATACCTGTTTTAGTTTCACCATCTGCATATGCATACTGGCTAGCTTTAACTTTACCAATTTGACCAGCATATCTACCTTTGCTTTCATCATCCTTGTCAAGCATAAAGCCTTCAAAACCATCAATAGGTTGTGTTTCCACATGCAAAAGCAAATGTTTTGCATTATCAATGAATTTAAAATCTTCTAGCTCCACATAGTTAATCTTTAACACATGATTTCCTGGAGAAATTGTTTTAGGTAGCCCGCTGCCACCAGTTCCTAAGTCAGTTGTACTTAATCCCATTGTTTTTTATTTTTTATTTGTTATTATACATAAATTTTATCCCAGTGAAACTGCAATTCACCTTTTTCATTCATCTCAGTTACTACTATCTCTTCATTACGGAGATGTTCCGGTCTTGCACCACAAGTAACTTCTTCATTAGTCTTAAAGCTCAGAATAGTTTTGTTTCCTTTTCTGTACATGTACCCAATAGCATCAGCATTAGCACAAATCAAAGACTTTATTTTACCAGTTAAGTCTATGTTAGCAGACATAACCATCTCACCTTTATCATCAACTACCTTGTCTTTAATATGACCAGATAAAATAATGTGGGGAGCTAAGGTATCAATAAAATCTAATACTTGGAAGAATGCTTGGCGGATATATAAATAACCAGCACCATTTGGTAGTGTAGTTACATTGTCTCCATCATAGTTTTTACCCATTGGTGTCTGACGGTAAAGTTTTATTGCAAGAGGTTGTATCATATCTTCTAATGCAGTTACAGTATCTACAGTAACATACTTATAAGGATTACCAGCTGCTTTGATAGCTTTACCAGCATCTAGCAACTCTTGCAAAGTATTCACTTTAATCTTCAGAGCTTCAACATAATCAGAACCACTCTCCAAATCTAGAATTAAGTTGTCATCAAGACCAGCATATGCTGTTGTCTTACCAGTCTTAGGCTTGGAATAAATAATCATTCTCTTTGGATTCTGTCTTTCAGCCTTTACTTTTTTAGTTGGAAGTACTATACTCATATTTCACTTTTTGCTTGTTTAATCAGATCATTCAACCATGGTCTATTACTTACAGGCTTCATTAACATGATAGCTGCAAGATCTCTTATAGTAATCTCTGACAATGGTACATCTTTATCAAGCTGACTGCTTAATTCTATTTCCTTAGCGGAACCAAACTCATCTTCAAAATCAGGAAACAATGACAAGCTTTTCTGTAACTTAGGTAAAGAATCTTCTTTCTTGTTATCTTCCTTTCTCTTTTCATAAAGAGCATAAGTTATCTCAGTACCATCTTTAAGTACTGCTACCAATTCAGATGTAGGAACAGTATAAAGAACATAAGGCTCACCTTTAAAGTTTGTACCCTCTTTTGTTTCATACTCCTCAGCATAGAATGGATTAGCTTTGTACTTAAACAACTGCCTGTCCTCATTGAATGGGGTTACATCAGTTACAGTACCTTTATCATCAGTTACATTGTCATAAAATTCAATATAGACATCTTCACCTTTACTGATTTCAGACTCAAATAACTGTACTTGTCTACCAAATTTACCTTTCTGGAAGAATGCAGTTTTAATTATAAAAAACGGATCTGACAGACCCAGCTTTTTAAAAGTCTCCATGTGTTCTACAAAGAACTCTTTTTCTCTTTCTTTTCTTATATTCATACTTAAA